CATGGAGTTCTGGCGCGGCAACGTGGTCAAGTACATCAGCCGCGCTGGGCACAAGCTGTATGATGGCAAAGACTTTACAGGCAGTGAACTGGCAGACCTTAGAAAGGCTGCCCAGTACATCAACTTTCGTATCAACCAATTAAATGACAAGAAAGCATCAGCAAGATGATTGAGAAAAGCACCACCAAGACATTACCAACAGACTACCAGAATTTCATACACAAGAGCCGCTATGCCCGTTGGTCTGAGGAGAACCAGCGCCGTGAGGAGTGGCACGAGACCGTCCAGAGATACATGGACAACGTGGTCAGCCCAGTGCTGGCCAAGACCGACATCACAGACAGGAAGCGTGAGGTCACCGAGACCGCCCTGTACAATGCCATCGTGGACCTAGAGGTGATGCCCTCGATGCGCTGCATGATGGCTGCTGGTGATGCCCTGAGAGCCGACAATGTGACGGCTTACAACTGCGCCTATACGCCCGTGGATCACCCTCGGTGTTTCGATGAGATCCTCTATATTCTGATGTGTGGCACGGGTGTCGGCTTCTCGGTCGAGAGCAAGTACACCAGCAGCCTACCTGAGGTCCCTGACTTTCTGATGGACACTGCCACGACCATTGTGGTCAAGGACAGTCGAATTGGCTGGGCAGATGCCTACCGCCAGCTGCTCGATGAACTGTGGTCTGGTCGCATCTGTAAGTGGGACGTCTCCGAGGTTCGCCCAGCTGGTGCCAAGCTAAAGACCATGGGCGGTCGGGCGTCTGGACCTGAGCCACTGGTGGATCTCTTCAAGCACACCATCGAGGTCTTCAAGGGGGCCGAGGGCCGCCACCTGAAGCACATCGAGGTCCACTCTATTGTGACCATGATTGGGCAGGTTGTGGTCGTGGGTGGCGTCCGTCGCAGCGCCCAGATTAGCCTCAGTGATCTGCACGATAAGGACATGAGAGATGCCAAGAGTGGCGAGTGGTGGGTGGACAACGGCCACTATGCTTTAGCCAACAACAGCGCCGTCTACGAGACGACTCCCAGCGCCTCTGAGTTCCTCTCTGAGTGGGGTTCTCTGGTGGCCAGTGGTTCGGGTGAGCGAGGCATCTACAACCGCGCTGCAGCGGTCTCTCACGCGTCCTCTGGGGGTGTCAGGGACACAGGCTATGAGTTCGGGTGCAACCCCTGCTCGGAGATCCAGTTGAGGGGTCAAAAGATAGAGACCTATGTGGATCCTGAGACAGGCAAGGAAGCGTCTCGTGGCGTGGTTGGCACGGGTGGCCAGTTCTGCAACCTGACCGAGGTCGTGGTCCGTGCAGACGACACTCTTGACGACCTAGTCACCAAGGTAAGGCTAGCGACCATACTGGGGACCATACAGGCGTCATTGACTTACTTTCCGTACCTGAGGGACTGCTGGGGACATAACACAGAAGAAGAGGCGCTGCTTGGTGTCTCGATGACTGGTGTCATGGACAACAGCCTGACCAATGGTCAGCATAGAGACCTGAAGTTTACTCTAGATGAACTCAGGCTCACTGCCCGTGCAGTCAACAGTCACTGGTCCAAGGTCATAGGTGTCAACCCTGCAGCTGCTATCACCACAGTCAAACCAAGTGGTACGGTGAGCCAGCTGGTAGACAGTGCTTCAGGGCTACACACACGCCACTCCAAGCACTACATCAGGACTGTCCGAGGGGACAACAAGGACCCCCTGACACAGTTCATGAGAGACTCTGGTATCCCCTGTGAGCCGTGTGTCATGAACCCAGATAGCGTCAGTGTCTTCAGCTTCCCCATGACGGCTCCTGAGGGCTGTATGACACGGGAGGACATGAGTGCTGAAGAGCAGCTGGAGATGTGGATGACGTACCAGTGCCACTACACGGAGCATAAGCCCTCGGTGACCATCTCAGTCATGGATGACGAGTGGGTAGCCTTGGGTGCTATGGTCTATGAAAACTTCAGTGTCATGAGTGGCGTCAGCTTCCTGCCGCACAGTGACCACACGTACCAGCAAGCACCATACCAAGAGGTGGCCTCGGCTGAGGATCTGGCCAAGGTTCCCACTACCAGTATCGACTGGGGTAAGCTGGCAGACTATGAGCGTGAGGATAATACCACAGGCTCACAGGAGTTAGCTTGCTCAGGTGGCGTGTGTGAACTGGTGGATCTCACTCAGGTAGCTGCCTAGGTGGGTCCGAGGTAAACTACTGGAACGCATAAGGACACTGGTTGACGTTGGGTCAATGACTGTATGATTACCCTAGACGTCCTTACTTTTGTAGTATCATGTTGCTACTACAGTCTACGAAGCAACGGTCGGGGGCGACCATCGTATATACACAGGTCTACTCCCCGACCGTCTGGGGACCTCAGGAACCAAGGTTACTGGGGTCTCCCTAAGGTGTCACATAGGGCCACATGTCCCTGTTGACAAGGCTTTTGGTCCTCAATTGGACTACTAATTGATTACTTTTGTTATCCGCTGACGCAAGGTCAGTGGCTTAGGAGAGCAGGGTGCTGGGGCTGCTTGTCAGCCTGTCTGACCCTTGTGTCACCCCTTAAGAGAAGATGGACTAGGACCACCGCCGCCGTCCACATAAGAAGCCCTTAAGACTTAGGTCTCCCAGAGCCAATGGTTCTCCTCCTATGACCTCACTTGGCTCATGGTTGAGACCTAAGTCTTAAGGACTGCTTGGATACTATAGTGGACTATAGTGGACTAGAGTCGACCTAGGCTGGAAGGCGGTGCAGTTCAGAACCAAACAACCAGAGACAAGGACAACTATAGTGGAAAGCCTAAGTAGCAACAGAAGACTAAGGTCAACTATAGTTGACACTATAGTGAAGCCTGTGTTGTCCATCAGTAGCCACCTCAGTGACCAGAGAAGACCCAGAGATCCTTGGATGAACCAAGAGAATGCTACCGATGTTCTCTATGATCACTATAGTATGGCTGAGGATAACTATCGTGCTGTTGTGGCTCGTGGTAAGCGGCTGGATATCGAGGTGGACTAGGGTTGGGCTTGGGTTGACTAAGGTGAGGCTAAGGTTTGACCTTTGATCCGTCAGTCGCGGATCATGCTTTTGGTAAGCCATTGAAAACTTGGGTCAATCTGGGTTCATTTGTATAATAAAACTATAGTATAGAACTAAGGTCCCGATTTGTTGTCTAAAGAATAGGCCTCCTCCTGATAAATTTTCCTAATGGCTAATGTCCTAAGACCACCCAAGCATTCCCCTAAAAGATCAGCAGATGATACATCCGTTGACCTTAGATACCTATAGAAATCAATGACTTAGTACTAATGATCCTGCTTTTAGGGTCCCATGCTCGGCTTTTGAGGCCCCCATGGTCTAAGGAATCAATCGATTTCAAAAAGTCGACTAAAGGTTGATGCTGTTGTTGTTGTTGTCAGGCTTTAGCAACGAGAGTCCACCCCAGCACCACCTAAGATTTCCCAAAGAGAGAGCCAAGACCTATGCCCCAGTTCAGCTTCAGTAGCCCCTACGACGACAACTGTCTGCAACTGATCCCAAGTCTCAATGTGTACTTCTTCAGTGATGACTCCGATGTGACCTCTAGGAGCCGCCTGTCAGCTGACGCCATAGAACTGGCGTGGCTGGGGTGGTCCGTGTGGATCCACCTGAGAGACCACCCTTAGAAGACGCCCCAGTTATAACCAAAGTATAGGAACCTAAGATGGCCCTAGAAACCGCCACGTACATCAATGGTTTGAACACCAGCAACCCAGCATCCACAGATGGCCTATCGCAAGCCGACGATCACCTGAGGCTCATCAAGAGTACCATCAAGGCTACACTCCCGAACCTCGATGCAGCCGTCACGGCCACCGAGGACGACCTAAACATACTGACAGGATCAGCAGCAGCTGGTGTTACCTCGGCAGAACTCCAGCACGTCAACGGTGTAACCTCGGCCATCCAGACCCAGTTGAACACCTTGACCACGTCTATCAGCAACGTCGAGGTCATGCCTTCTGGAGCCATCATCTTGTGGTCTGGTGCAGCCTCAGCCATCCCCAGCGGCTATGTGTTATGCAACGGCAGCAACAGCACACCTGACCTACGCGGACGGTTTGTCATTGGTGCCCAAGGTGACAGCGGCAACACCTATGACGTCGGTGACACTGGTGGGTCCGCGACGCACACCCTGACGACTGCCGAGATGCCCTCGCACAACCACAGCGCCACCTCGACTGACAGCGGTCACACCCACGTTCTCCCCTATGGCGACTCTGGCGGTGAATCCGATGGCTGGGATGGCAATGGTAACAGTAGCACAACCAACACAGGCTATGCCAACATCACGACCGCCATAGGTAATACAGGCGGCGGCGGCGCACACGAGAACAGGCCGCCGTACTACGCTTTGTGTTACATTATGAAGACCCAGATCTATGGCAGCACCCACGACTTTACCCATCAGGGGCTTGGGATCACTCGGTGTTATCACCGATGCTGACCCTTACAATCTGCCCATCAACGCCTTCACCCGTGGTAAGAACATCAGGTTCTCCAAGGGTGACATAAGTCGATCACCAGCCTTCAGGACCGTGACATCGGATCAATCCTTTGTACCCGTCCACGTCGCTGGTCTCCAAGCATCCAGTGGTTATGACACAGTCGTCATTGTCACCGATACCTTCGATGTTCACGAGTACGCATCTAACGGTGGTTCCATGAGCCAGCGTCACACGGGCGGCCTCAGTTCAAACACTGAGCCTTTCACAAGCACAGCCCTTGCTGACGTCCAATATATCAACAGGTCAGACCATGTGCCCATTCACAGAGGGCCATCAGCAACCAACTTTACGGATCTGACCAACTGGCCGTCCACATACCGAGCAACATCCCTGAGGTCCTACGGTGACTTTATGCTGGCCCTCAACACGACCGAGAGCAGTACCAGCTACCCCAACCGTGTCAGGTGGTCCAACATAGCCCTTGCCAACTCGGTCCCAGACAGCTGGGACGCCACAGACACCACCAAGTCAGCTGGCTTCAATGACCTTGTTCAGATGGCAACCCCAATCCTAGACGGTGCCACCCTAGGTTCCAACTTTATGATCTACTCCAGAGACCAAGTTTGGCTCATGGAGTTCGTGGGTGGAGCCTTCATCTTTAACTTTCGTAAGATCTTTGATGACTGCGGTGTCATCAGCCAGAACTGTGTCCAAGAGGTCGAGGGCCGACACTACGTCTTTGATCACGATGACATCTATGTGAACGACGGGGTCTCCAGACAATCGATCTGTGATGGCCGTGTCCGCGACTATATCTTTAGTGGCCTTGATGCATCCAAGTCCAACAGGTGCTTTGTGCATCACAACGAGGACACCGAGGAAGTCTACTTCTGTTATCACTCAGGTGACGACCTTGCTTTGTACACCAGCGGTGACGCTTGCAATCGGGCAGCCGTGTATAACTACAAGGAAGACAACTGGTCCTTCCTAGATCTTCCCAATGTTATTGGTGGAACCCACGGCAACATCGATACCGTTGATACTTATGCGACCGCCAGCACGACCTATGCCAACACAGGTGGCTCCTACCACGACCAAGAGAGCCTCTACAAACGGCACAACATCTTTATGACCAAGACAGGCGGCGGTGTCACCGAGGATAAACTCGTGGCCCTAGACCCCGTGGACGAGGGTTCCATCAACTTGCCCATCGACGCAGCCATCACTGGCCCTGTGTTTCTTGAGCGCAAGGGCATAGATCTCGATGGTGAACTTGGGCTGCCCCTTACGGGCTACAAGGTCATCAACAGGATCGTCCCACAGATCTCCACAGTATCCACAGACAAGAACTTCCAGTTTACCTTTGGTGCTGCCAACCTTGTGTCTGATGTACCAACCTATGCGTCAACCCAGACCTTGGATATCTCAGCGGACTACAAGGTCGACAGCCGTGTTTCTGGAAGATACCTCAGCTACAAGATGCAAGTCCCAGTCAACAAGGACTTTACCTTCGGTGGCATGGACTTTGATGTGGTTGCCACAGGGCGAAGGTGACAACTATGGATGACAAACAGAACGTCTTGGTCTCCAGTTACAAGAGACGGCAGATCCCGTCCTTGGAGCAGAGCATCAAGACTTACCTCATCGAGGAACTCCAGCAAATCGAGAGTTCCCTAAGATCTCTGGTCGACGCCAGCCCCCAAGTGGCTAATGCGGCCCCTGACAGTCCACGCAAGGGCATGGTCAGGTACGCCGTGTCCCCTTGGGACCCCCTGAGCAGCGGCTTCAGTGGCCTTGTTGTGTACAACGGGACCGCTTGGGCCGCCGTCTAGGAAACCCAGAGATAACAACCAACGATAACAACAACAATAGAACAATGAGGAGTGACCTATGGTATGGGGCGCACTAATCGGCGGTGCCTTCGGGGCATTCAACGCCGCTCAAGACCGTAAGGCCAACGCTAAGGCTAACAACCAGCGCATGGCGGCCTTTAACCAGTACAAGCCCTTTGTAGACGCAAACCTTAGCGGCTCACAGACTGCCCTAGGCAACGTAATCAACACAGGTGCCTACTCAGGCCCAACCTACGCTGGACCTAATGCTTACCAGACTGGGACTGCCAACACGACGGGCGGCTACGGCATGGACATGCAGAACGCTGGCTATGGCATGATGGCCAACAACGCTGGCTTCGGTTCCAACTACAGATCCATGTACGACGATGCTCGGAACTCGGACCGCCTCAGTAATGCCATTGGCTACGCTGGTGCCAATTCAGGTGCCCTCACTGATGCCCTCATGCGCGACGACCGTCGCAACCTTCAGGAAAACACCCTGACTGGGATCAACATGGCCGCATCAGGATCTGGCAACGTCAACTCCAGCCGCGCTGGTGTCCAAGACGCCATTGCCAACCGTGCATTCAACGACCGCAGGGCCGATGTTCAAACCAACGTCGCCAACCAGCTGGTCGACAGATCCTTGACCCAGCAGGGTCAGCAGTTCAACGACGCCATGGCCGCCAACGCAGCCATCCAAGGTGCCTATGGCCAAGGCCTGTCCACGCTGGGGCAGGGTGCTAACTTTGGTATGAACGCTGGCAACTTCCTGCAAGCACAGGACCAAGCCCGTCTCAATGACCAACGCAGTAACTTTGAGCGCCAGCGTGACTTTGAACTGGAGCAACGCAAGGGCTACCAGTCTGGGATTCTCGGCAAGGCTCCAGCCACAAGTGGCAGCGGCATAACGGCCAACAAGGCAAGCGTGGGCGCTGGTTTCATGGGTGGAGCAATGTCTGGGCATGGGTTTCAGCAAGAGTATTTCCCTAATGGCATCCAGATAGGCGGCAAAGGCAGTCTGTTTGGTGGCAATAGCTGGGGGTAACCATGAATAATCCATATTACATAGATCCCCGTCAGCCATTCCCCATTCGTCACTTTGCAAGAGACGACTCGGATCCCACTGGTCAATATGTGTACCCTTACCAAGTTGGCGACATGTCGGCCCCTAATTATTACATGCGATCTTCTGGTCCCTATGGTGGTGGGGTGCCCATGAGGGGCGATGATAATATGTACATCCCCAACAAAAGACCAGCAGCACTAACCCAGTCCAGTGGTTACTACCCGTTCTACAGGGACATGATGGCCAACACCCTGACTGACCGTGCCTTGGGTCCTCAAGACTTACCTCACGTGAATGATGCAGCCCTCACGACACCAGTCATGGACACCGATACTGTGTTTGAAGCAGCGCGTCCCTACCAAGATGGCGACATGTCTTCACCAGCGCCCATCCTAGCATCTCCATCTGAGCAGGGCTTCTTTGCTGGTCCAGCGTACCCTCAACAGACTGCACCAAAGGACGTTTCCCTAGCATCTCTAGAGGCCATGGCCCCAGAACTAATGGCTCCACAGATCGACCAGTCAACCCCAGCAGCCCCAGCCCCAGCCCTAGCAGCCGAGAGCGGCCCCCCAAGCACCCAACAGAGCCGTGGTGTCCTCACAGGCAATGCCCGTGGTTCAGCCCTGCCTGACATGAGGATCGGGCGCAACGAGGCCCTGATGCGGATTGGAGGTGCCATCATGGGTGGTGCCTCAGAAGGTGGCCTTGCCGCAATGCAAGCAGGGACAGAGGCATACGGTGCCATCCAAGACGCAAACAGACAGGCAGATGCTGATGTGTTTGCCATCGAGGAAGCACGGCGTCAGTCAATTACTGACCGCATGGCAGCATCTAAGGGTGGATCGGCAGCATCAGAAGGCAGCCCAGAGGCAATCGGTGACGTCCGCAGTGCCATAGCCAAATTACAGTCTGCACAAGACATGTTTACCCAAGACACCGACAGTAGCCTGACGGGGTACAACTGGAAAGCCCTTGCCAGCAGATTGACAGGTCGCACCATAGGTAACGAGGATGAGGCCAAGCGCCTGTTCCTGAACGAGGTACGCCTCGACAGCGTCATGAAGCGAGTGGCCGAGACCAAGGGCGCTATCTCTAACGCAGAGATGCAGCTGTTTGCCTCTCAGGCACCCACCTTAGACAAGAATGACATTGTGTGGAAAGACTGGCTGGACCGTCAGCTGATCCTACAGAAGAAGATCCTCAGGCGTCTACAGACTGGCGAAATGATTGATCCAGATGCACCTTTGGATGCTGATCTGGAGTCCGAGAAAGCGTCAGCAGTAGTCTTTGACCCAGCCACTGGCAAGTTTAGCGACGAGAAATAACATATGCAGACAATCAGTACCCCTGATGGTCAGGTCTTTCAGTTTCCTGACACCATGAGCCGTGAGCAAATCTCAGCTGCCCTTAAGACAAGGCTTTCCAAGACCGCAGCCCCATCTCAGCCACCAGCCGCTGTAAACCCTCCGCGCACTGGATTGGACAGGGCAGCTGAAAGTGGCATAAGGGACACTATAGCTGGTGGGTATCAGTTTGCTGCAAACACTACTTTAGAAGGCATCCAAAGACGCACCGCTGATGCCCCAAAGATGTTTCAGACTGCTCTGAACATTCACTTGGGTAACAATCACGATGCACCTCTGGAAGAAGGCTTAGAGGGT